GATGGATTAAGTGTTGCTGGTAATTTAACAGTTGCAGGTAACTTTACAGTCAGTGGTGATACTACAACTTTATCATCTACGAATACAGTAATTACTGATAAACTTTATGAACTAGCTAATGGAACAACTGGAGCACCTACAGGTGACGCTGGTATAGTTATAGAAAGAGGAAATGAAAGTAACGCATTTATAGGTTATGATGAAAGCGAAGATAAATTTAAAGTAGGTGTAGGTACATTTACAGGAGCTTCAACTGGTAACTTAACTATAACAACAGGTACACTACTTGCCAATATAGAGGGTAATGTAACCGGCGCTGTTACAGGTAACGCTGATACAGCTACAACATTAGCGTCAGCCGTTAATATTGCTGGACAATCATTTGATGGATCAAGTGCTATCAATATAGCGTCAACAGATTTATCAAATACATCTGCTATCACATTATTAACTAGTACACAAACACTTACAAACAAGACTTTAACTAGTCCTAAAATCAATGAAGATGTAGTAGTAACAGCAACAGCGACAGAATTGAATTATACTGACGGTGTTACAAGTGCTATTCAAACACAATTAGATGCAAAAGCATCACCAGCATTCGCTATAGCTCAAGCTGTGGCACTAGGATAAGAGTATAAATAGTATTATATAAGGAAAATTATGTCAACACCATCAAGTAGAAATAACTTAAAAGAATATGCTTTAAGAGCATTGGGAAAGCCTGTTATTGAAATCAATGCTGATGATGATCAGTTGGAAGATAGAATTGATGAGGCACTTCAATATTTTTCTCAATATCACTATGATGGTATTCGTAGAACATACTTAAAGTATCAATACACACAAGACGACTACGATAGAATAAACGCCAATACCTCAGAATCGGTTACTAAAAACTCAGTTACTACTGCTTGGCAAGAAGGTAATGGATTTATAGTAGTACCTGAAAGTATTATTTCTGTAATCAACATTTTTCCATATTCTAGTAAAGGTAGTCAAAATCTATTTGACGTAAGATACCAATTAAGATTAAATGATCTATATGATTTTTCTTCAACATCAGTTGTTCACTATGATACGGTAATGAGGCATTTAGATTTTTTAGATCATATTCTAGTAGGAGAAAAACCTTTAAGATTTAATCAACACGATAACAGACTATACATTGACCAAGATTGGAAGAATGATTTGGTGGTTGGTGAGTTTCTTGTTATTGAAGCATATCGTAAATTAGATCCAGATGTTTATACAGATGTCTATAATGATATGATACTAAAAAGATATGTGACGGCTTTATTTAAAAAACAATGGGGGTCAAATTTACAAAAATTTGCTGGCGTTACAATGATTGGTGGTGTTTCATTAAATGGTGTAGAATTATACCAACAAGCTGAACAAGAAATACAAAAAATAGAAACAGAAATTAGAAACTCATTTGAGATGTCACAACCACTTATGATAGGATAATGTCATGTCAACAAATCATTATTTTCAAGGTGGAAACGGAATTGGCAGTAACAATGAAAAGAAACTTTACGAAGATTTAATCATAGAAGGCCTAAAAATTTATGGCCAAGACTGCTACTATTTACCTAGAACATTAATAAACAGAGACCTTATACTTGGCGAAGATGTTGCCAGTAAATTCAATGCTGCTTATCTTTTAGAGATGTACATGGAAACCACCGAAGGTTTTGCTGGTTCACAAGAGATAGTTAGTAAGTTTGGTTTAGAGATCAGAGATGACACAACATTTATGATTTCTAAAAGAAGATGGCAAAATTCAGTAGATGATCCTGCTACAATGATTGTAGATGGCCGACCAAATGAAGGTGATATAATTTATATGCCTTTAATGAATAGTTTTTTTGAAATACAATTTATTGAAGATCAAGAACCATTCTTTCAACTTGGCAATTTACCTGTTTACAAATTAAGAGCTACACGTTGGGAATACAGTTCAGAACAAATAGATACTGGCGTTGCTGGTATTGACGCTGCTGAAGATAAGTATTCTTTAGATCAATTAGCACATCAAGTTAGTTTAGAAAATGAAGATGGCGCTCTGTTATTAGAGAATGATAGTGCTGATGGAACATCTAATTACTTTATCAATGAAGATTACGCTATACAAACACAATCAACCTATGCTGATAATTTAGATTTGGATAGTGCGGCTGGTTTCGATACAGCTTCTACAGCAGATGATATATTAGACTTTACGGAATCTAATCCTTTCGGTGATCCTAACAATGGAGTATTTTAATGTTTGGTAATTACTACTACAATGAGTCAATGAGAAAAATGACAGTAGCCTTTGGCCAACTGTTTAATAACATTCAAAATCAAAAGAAAAGACTCTAGTAATGCTGTTATACAATCTATTAGAGTGCCATTGGCATATGCTCCAAAAGAAAAGTTTTTAACTAGATTGGATCAACAACCTGATTTAGACAGTAGGGAAATGGCCATTACTTTACCTCGTATGTCATTTGAAATATCAACAATCGCTTATGACGCTACAAGAAAATTAAATAAAATTCAAAAGTTTAGAGCAGTAAAAACTGGAGCTGAAGGTAAGATATTAGATTACAGCTATATGCCTGTTCCTTATAATATTTCTTATGATTTAAATATTTTTACAGCAACAGCAGAAAGTGGCCTACAGATCGTAGAACAGATATTACCTTTCTTTCAACCAGATTATACGGTGACAGTCAATGCTATACCAAGTTTGAATATTAAGAGAGATGTGCCTATTGTGTTAAATAATGTAAACTATAATGACAGTTATAGTGGTGATTTTACAACTCGTAGAGCCGTTACTTACACACTTGGATTTACAGCAAAAACTTATCTATTTGGTCCAGCACAACTCAAAAAGTTGTTAAAACAGTACAAACTGATCTACATACAAACACAACTGGTGATGAAAGTAGAGAGGTTAGAATTGAAATAACACCAAACCCAACAACCTCAGACGCTGATGATGATTTTGGATTTACAACAACTATTACAGATTTTAATGACGGAAAAAATTATAATCCATCAACGGATACAGACGAATAAATATTATATAAATATTATATTATGACAAAGTTAGAAGAAAAAGTTAACGAGATTTTAGGTATTGAAAATAAAGAGCCTAAAGAGACCAAAGAGTTCAAACCTTTAGTTCCTAGAAAAGAGGATAAAGAATCTCCAGATGTCGATAATGATTACAAATATAGTAGAGAAAATTATTACAATCTAATTGAAAGAGGCCAAGAGGCAATAGAAGGAATACTTGATGTTGCTAGAGAAGGCCAAGCTCCCAGAGCTTACGAAGTGGCTGGTGCTTTAATTAAGAATGTAGCAGATACAGTAGATAAACTCCAAGACTTACAAAAGAAACTTAAAGACTTAAAAGATTTACCAAAGACAGCAAGTCCTCAAATTAAAAACGCTTTGTTTATTGGATCCACTGCGGAATTACAAAAGATGTTAAAAAAAAGATGAAGATACTAAAGTCAAAGACATCACACCTAAAAAAGATAATACTAAAGATTAGTGATTTAACTTATAATTATCATTACGAAAAGTATAATCCTAAACTTACAGACGGTGTTGGAGATATAAAAGACATTATGAATAAACCAATAGAAATTACCAAACATACAATATCAGAAACTCCTAGATATGGAGCTGGTGGTAAAATATATAAAGAAAAATTATATAGTGTAATAAAAGGCAATCAAAGAGTAACACAAGCTGTTCGATTAGGTTATACACATATAGAGAGTGTTATAGTTGATGAAGAACACCCGAGTTGTGGTACAGATGACTGTTGCAAGGAATGTTAAATGTCTGAAAATTATTTAGGAAATCCGAATCTCAAAAAGATCAATACACCTGTTGAATATACACAAGAACAAATTGTGGAATATCAAAAGTGTGCTAACAATCCATTGCATTTTATGGAAAGTTATATTAAGATAGTATCACTTGATGAGGGTTTAGTGCCATTTAAGATGTATGGTTTTCAAAAAAAGATAGTTGATACCATTCATAATAATAGGTTTACTATTTGTAAACTACCTAGACAGTCTGGTAAATCAACAACTACAATTTCATATCTTTTGCATTATGCTTTATTCAATCCTAATTCAAACATAGCCATACTAGCAAACAAAAGTTCTACGGCTAGAGATATATTAGGAAGACTGCAACTTGCTTATGAAAATCTACCAAAGTGGATGCAACAAGGTGTTATTAATTGGAACAAAGGTAATATAGAATTAGAAAACAAATCAACCATTGTGGCGGCCGCTACATCTTCAAGTGCCATTCGAGGTGGTTCTTATAATATTATTTTCCTTGATGAGTTTGCCTTTGTACCTACAAATATTGCTGAGTCATTCTTTAGTTCAGTTTATCCTACAATATCTGCTGGTAGTAAAACTAAAATGATTATTGTATCTACACCCTATGGTATGAACCAGTTTTATAAGTTATGGACAGACGCAGAAAATAAACGAAACGATTATATACCAATTGAAGTGCATTGGTCAGAGGTGCCAGGTAGAGATGAAGCTTGGAAAGAACAAACAATACGTAACACAAGTGAGGAACAATTCCAACAAGAGTTTGAATGTGTTGACGGTAATACGATAGTCGAAACGGAAGATGGTAAAATAAAAATAGAAGATTTATATAAAAAATTATAGATAAAGAAAAAAGAGTTAAGGTAATGTTTAGAACCAATACAGATAATATAAAAATATTAAGTCCAAGTGGATTTTCTAATTTTAACGGCATTCAAAAAGGTTGAAAGAGACCTCTATCAACATATTATCTTTGATGATAAGTCTGAAATAAAAACTTCTATTAACCACCCTTTTGGTAAAGATAAAATATTAGCGAGAAATATAAAAGTAGGAGATTATTTAAATAGTAAGAAGGTTTTTATATAATGAGTTGGTTAATGAAAAATTACTTTATATGACCCTATAAATGTAGAAAAGAAAACTTATATATTACTAACGGTGTTATTTCTCATAATTGTGAGTTTTTAGGTTCAGTAAACACACTTATAAATCCTGCTAAAATTAAAAATATGCCTTACATGAATCCTTTAAAATCTTCAGGTAGTGTAGAAGTATTTGAAGCTCCAGTTAAAGGCCGTACCTATGTTTGTACCGTTGATGTATCCAGAGGTGTTGATAAAGATTATTCTGCCTTTATTGTATTTGATGTAACACAAATGCCTTTTAAGGTTGTGGCTATTTACAAAAACAATGAAGTTAAACCTTTTGTTTTTCCAAATATTATAGAACAAGTTTGTAAAGGGTATAACAGAGCTCATATCTTAACGGAAGTTAATGATATTGGCCAACAGATTGCCGAAGCGTTACAGTTTGAGATAGAGTACGATAACATATTAATGACGACACAGAAAGGTCGTGCTGGACAAGTCTTAGGTGCCATGTACAGCGGTCGTGGTTCATCATTAGGTGTAAGAATGACCAAACAGATTAAGAGAATAGGTTGTGCTAATATAAAGACACTTATAGAGAGTGATAAGGTCTTAATCAATTCATTTAAGATTATTGAGGAGATTTCAACCTTTACTAAAAGAGGCCAGAGTTATCAGGCTGAAGACGGTTCTAATGATGATTTGATGATGTGTTGTGTTATGTTTGGTTGGTTATCTAATCAACCTTATTTTAAAGAGTTAACCAATACAAATGCTCGTCAACAAATGTATGTGGATCAACAGAATTTGATAGAACAGGATATGGCTCCTTTTGGATTTTTAGATGATGGTATTAATGAACATGATGACACAACAGTAGATGAATACGGAGATGTTTGGACTTCCGCTGAAATACGAAAAGGTATGTAATTTCAAGTTATTATAAATATCTGTATAATGAAACTTTGACTATGGGCGTATGAATAATACGATTTTTGAACAATAAACAAATGTTAAAAAACAATTAATAGGAGAATAACCAATGGCATTTCAAGTATCACCAGGCGTTCTCGTACAAGAAAAAGATTTAACTAGAGTTATACCCGCAGTATCAACATCAATTGGTGCTATTGCTGGTGATTTTCGTAAAGGACCTTTAGACGAGGTTGTGGCTATTTCTAGTGAACAAGAGCTTGTAGAAACATTCGGTAAACCAGATTCAAGTAACTTTGAATACTTTTTTACTGCCGCTAATTTTCTACAATACTCTAATGCTTTAAGAGTAGTACGAACATCTAATACAAGTATATCCAATGCTAACACATCTGGATCAACTGTACTTATAAGTAATAATGAAGACTATCAATCAAACTATTCTACAGGACAAGGTGTTGTAGGATCGTGGGCAGCTAGAACAGCAGGAGCATGGGGTAATAACCTTTCTGTTTCTGTTTGTGAATCAGCAGCCGCTTTTGAAACGTTAGTAGCAACAACTGTAAATGACGCATCTACAGCTACTGGCGACACTGAAATAATATTAACTGATTCATCTGACATAATCGTTGGCGACATTGTATCGTTTTCAACTACAGCCGCTACAAGCGATTATACAGACGGACATGAATATAGAGTAACAGCAAACGACTCAGGAACAGATACTATCACTATCGTTAGAAAAGAATCAGGAAGTAACGGCTTACACGCTGCTATAACTGACGGTGTTAACGTTAGAAGAAGATGGAGATATTATGATTTTGTTGACGGCGCTCCAGGTACATCACCTTACGCTTCAGCAAGAGGTGGTTCTAATGATGAGATGCACATTGTAGTCATTGACGAAGATGGTGGCGTTTCAGGTACTGTTGGCGAAGTTATTGAAACTTACTCTAAAGTATCAAAAGGCGCTGACGCTAAAACAAGCGAAGGCGGAGTAAACTATTATCCAGATGTTGTCTTTAATAGATCAGCATACATTTTCTGGATGGATCACTCAACACTAGGCGGTACAAACGGCTTTGGTTCTAATGTAGGAAGTAAAGACTTTAATTCTACATCAGCAATCACAGCTACAGTTACAGCTTCATTGTCAGCAGGCTCTGATGGTTCAGCAACAACAGCTGGCCAATTAAAAACTGCTTACGAGAAGTTTATTGACTCTGACACTGTTGACGTTGGTTTAATCATTGGTGGTAAAACACCTAATGAAACAATTGGAACTCCAGGCGAGGGTAAAAATCACATAAATGATCTTTTACAAATTGCTGAAGATAGAAAAGACGCTATTGCGTTTGTTTCTCCTCCAAGAAACCACGTTGTTGATATAACTAATACAACTACAATCACTAATAATATTATTAACTTCTATGAAGATATCAATTCTTCTTCATATGTTGTTTTTGATAGTGGTTACAAATATATGTACGACAGATATAGTGACGTATATAGATATGTACCATTAAATGGTGATATGGCTGGTTTGGCTGCTAGAACAGACTTAACAGCTGACGCTTGGTACTCACCTGCTGGATTTAACAGAGGTCAAGTAAGAGGCGTAGTTAAACTTGCTTACAATCCAACTAAAGCACAAAGAGATCAATTGTATCCTAAGAGAGTAAATCCTGTGACATTTTTCCCAGGACAAGGTACAGTTCTTTTCGGTGACAAAACTGGATTATCAGCACCGTCTGCTTTTGATAGAATAAACGTAAGAAGATTGTTTATTGTATTAGAAAAGGCAATAGCAACTGCTTCTAAATTCCAATTGTTTGAGTTCAATGATGAATTCACAAGAGCGAACTTTAGAAACATTGTAGAGCCTTTTTTAAGAGAAGTACAAGGTAGACGAGGTATCACAGACTTTTTAGTAGTATGTGATGAAACTAATAACACAGGTGAAGTAATTGATAGAAATGAATTTATAGCTGAGATATTTATTAAACCAGCTAGAAGTATCAACTTTATTACATTATCATTTATCGCAACACGTACTGGCGTTTCGTTTGACGAAGTGGCTGGTGGTTAAGTTTAGAAAAGGAGAAATAAACAATGCCAAATATAAATGACTTCAAAGCTAAACTTGCTGGCGGTGGCGCTAGAGCCAATCAGTTTAAGGTAACAATGCCTTTTCCTGGTTACGCACAAGTTGGTGGCGAAATAGAAGACTTAGCATTTTTATGCCAAGGAACTTCAATCCCAGCTATGGATGTAGGAATCGTAAATGTTCCTTTCAGAGGTAGAAATATCAAAATAGCAGGTGATAGAACAATACCAGAATGGTCTGTGACTGTTTACAATGACACAAACTTTAAGTTGAGAAATGCTTTCGAAAGATGGCAGAATGGTATCAATAACATGTCTGATAACGAAGGATTAACAAATCCTGTTGATTATCAAGTAGATGCATTTATTGATCACTTAGACAGAAACGGTAATACAGTTAAATCTTACACATTGAGAGGGGCTTTCCCCACTTCTATTGGTGAGATTGCTTTAGATTACGAAGAAAAGACTGCGATCGAAACTTTTCCAGTAACCTTTAATTACCAATTCTTTGAAACAAACACTACAACTTAATATTAATATCAGAGGGGCTCCGGCCCCTCTTTTAAAACTTGTATAAATAACTATATGACTTTATATCATGTTCATCATTTAATAGAATTTAATGGTGCTGATCGTATAAGAACAAAGAAGACTATACGATTGAGTGTTACAAAACACGCTGAAGCACACAGACGACTATATGTGAAATATGGCCACTGGAAAGATTATGTTGCCTGGAAAGGTTTATCAGGTCAAATGAAACAAGAGGACATAATCCTTTTTAAGTTACGAGAAGCAGGAAGATATACTTCTAGCAGATACAATTGGGGCCGTAAGCATAGTATTGAAACTAAAGAAAAAATGCGAATTGCTAAGTTAGGCAAAAGTCGTTCAAAAAAGTCGTGTGATAAACAAAGCACTACCAACTCGAAACGTGAGTATATGATAACTGATTCTAATAATAAAAAATATGTTATTAGAAACTTAAAGAAGTGGTCGATAGAGAGAAATCTCTCATCTGGAAACATGTTTAACTTGTTCAATGGTAAGATCAACTTCTACAAGGGTTATAATATACAATTAAATAATATAAAAGGAGTAATATAATGGCGGAGTTATTTGGTTTTTCCATAACAAAGGCTAGAAAAGTAGCCGATCCAAAACAAAGTTTCACAACAACCCAAGCAGATGACGGTACACAAACTGTTGCGGCTGGAGGTTATTTTGGTCAGTACCTCGATATGGAAGGTACAGCAAAAAGTGAAGCTGATTTAATACGAAGATATAGAGAAGTAGCATTACACCCCGAGTGTGATATGGCAATTGAAGATATTGTCAATGAAGCTATTGTTGCTAATGAATTAAGAGATGCAGTACGAGTGAATGTGGTAGACTTACCTTATGGAAAAGAAGTAAGAAGAAAAATAGAAGACGAATTTAAAAATGTATTAAGATTATTAAATTTTAATACGAAAGGCCACGACATCTTTAGAAGATGGTATGTAGATGGCAGAATGTATTATCATAAAATTATAGATAGAGATTCGCCTGTAAAAAGGTATTACAGAGTTAAAAGTATATTGATCCTCGTAAAGTTAAAAAGATTAGAGAGATTAGAAAGAAAAGACCAGACGGACCTGTACCATACGGACTTTCTGTTGTAGATGAGTATGTTGAATACTATGTTTACAATGAAAAAGGAGTTTCAGGTTCAACTTCAGGAACTGGTATAAAAATTGCTACAGATACAATAGCATTTTGTCCATCAGGAATGATTGATCAAAATAAAAATATGGTTTTGTCTTACTTACATAAGGCGATCAAACCAGTTAATCAATTAAGAATGATTGAAGACGCTGCTGTTATTTACAGAATCGCAAGAGCGCCTGAAAGAAGAATATTCAAAATTGATGTAGGTAATTTACCGAAAGTAAAAGCTGAACAATACCTAAGAGATGTAATGGCAAGATATAGAAACAAACTTGTCTATGATGCACAAACAGGTGAGATCAGAGATGACAGAAACTATATGTCTATGTTAGAAGACTTTTGGTTACCAAGTAGAGAAGGTGGTAGAGGTACAAGTATAGAAACTTTACCTGGCGGTCAAAACTTAGGTGAAATTACAGACATTGAATACTTTAGAAGTAAACTATACCGTTCTTTAAATGTTCCAGTAAGTAGATTGGAATCAAGTCAAGGATTTAATTTAGGTAGAGCTTCTGAGATTACTAGAGATGAATTGAAGTTTACTAAATTTGTTCAAAGATTAAGAAAGAAATTTACTGAACTGTTTAACGATTTATTAAGAACACAATTAATCTTAAAAGGTATTATTAGTGAAGAAGATTGGTACGAAGTAAGAGATAACTTACAATATGATTTCTTACAAGATGGCCACTTTGCTGAATTAAAACAAACAGAGATGTTAAGAGAAAGATTAGCATTAGCAAACGAAATGAGAGATTACATTGGTAAATTCTATTCCGTTCAATATGTTAGAAAAAATGTACTTAAACAAAACGATAGGGAAATTGAAGATATGGATAAACAAATCAAAAAAGAAATTGATGATGGCATTATTGCTAGTCCTACAGCTCAATCAACCGATACAGACAACTTATAAAAGGAGTAAATAATGACAGACATAAATGATAATACAAAAGATTTTATTAACAAGTTATCACAAGGTAATAGTGTTGACGCTGGCGAAGCTTTTAAGGATGCTTTACGAGATAAGGTCGCATCTTCTTTAGATAATGCTAGAAAAGATATAGCGGCTAATATGTTTAATGGAGAAGCTCAATCTCATAGTGACCCTAAACCAGTAATCGCCGATCCAGGAACTTTTAATCCTGACGGTTCAATTGCATCTACGGTCTATGGAGGTGATGGTGAGGCACAAATAGATTTATCACAAGGCAATGAAAATGCAGGTGAGTAAAATTGTTAACAGTAATTTAGATATGGACTCTAAATCATATAAAGATTTAAGTCCTAAAATGAAAGAAGCTGTGGGTGATGTTTTTAAATTAATTGAGAAAGAACAAAACACTGTTATTAAAAGATTTGAAGACGCTGTTAATAAAATAGCAGATTTTCATAATATCAATTTAAAAGAATTTAATGAATATTTTGATAAAGAAATAGTAGAACAATTAGGAGAAAAGTAAAATGGCAACTAAATTTAAAATATTAGGAGATGTAGTAAATGACCCTAGTGCAAACAATATTGGTTTAGCAACAACAGTTAGAGTAGTTGCAACAGGCGGTACTGTAACAGGTACAGTTAACCTTGCAGACGACACTAAAATAGGTGAATTTTATTTACATGCGGCTGGTGATGAAATTATTATCAGTAAAGACCCAACAGACGAAATTACATCAGCTACTAGTCATGCTCATGCAGTATCTGTTAGCGGTTAATTTAAATTATGACAATAACTACAACCAAATTAGTAGATAATAATGATAAGATTATTGTTAACGCTAATGGTGTAGGTAGTGAAACTGAACAAACACTTGTAGATGTTGTAAATTCAAACAACGCTTCAAGTGAACCAAAAGTTTCAATTGCTAACATACAATATGAAGTTGTTGGCACAGGAGATGTAACTGTATTTTTAAAAATGATACATCAAAAATATTATTATTAATGGTAGAGGCAATTACGGCCTTAAACCAAGTGAAGAAAGAATTAAAGATGCAATAGGTGATATTTTACTAACAAGCGACTCTAACGTTACAAAATATAATGTAGTTATAGAAACACAAAAGGAATCGGGTTATACAAATGGCTGATATAGTAACAACACAAACAATTTCTGATACCTCTGGTGTTAAGTATGTTACAAAAATAACAAACTTTTCAGATGGTACTGGCGAAACTTTAGTTAAAAAGGTTGACGCTTCTGAACTTACTTTTATGACCGAAGATGGTAATAGAAAGATTAGTAAGATATGGTTTTCAATTAACACATCTAATGGTAAGTCTGGTGTAGAATTAATATGGGCGGGAGTTACTAACTCTACAGCATTATTCTTATCTGGCCAAGGTCATTTTGACTTTAGACCTGCTGGAGATGAAATTCCAAACAATTCTACAACACCAACAGGCGATGTTCTATTATCAACAAAGAACTTTGCTAATGGCGATAATTACACAATTATTGTAGAGTTTAGGTAGTAAAAGTTATAAATATACACAGAGAGAAACTATGAAACTAATTTCCGAAGCAATAGAAAACGCCGAATATCTTGTAGAAGAAAAGAACGGTAAAAAAGAATACAAAATAAGAGGTGTATTCTTACAATCTGAAATCAAAAATAGAAATGGAAGAGTCTATCCAACTGAAATATTGGTTAGAGAAGTGAACAGATATACAAAAGAATTTATCAATAAAAACAGAGCCTTTGGTGAGTTAGGACATCCTGACGGACCAACAGTTAATTTAGAGAGAGTATGCCATATGGTTAAATCTTTAAAACAAGATGGTAAAGATTTTATAGGTGAAGCAAAGATTATAGATACTCCATACGGTAAGATTGTAAAAGGTCTTATAGATGAGGGCGCTCAATTGGGTGTTTCAAGTCGTGGTATGGGTTCTTTAATACAAAGAAACGGTGTAAACTATGTAAAAGACGACTTTTACTTAGCTACGGCCGCTGATATTGTGGCAGATCCATCTGCTCCAGACGCCTTCGTTGAAGGTATTATGGAGAGTAAAAGTTGGTGCTGGGACAATGGTGTTCTCAAGGAAAAAGACATAGAATCTTGGAAAAATCAAGTCCGTTCCGCTAAACAGCGATCATTGGAAGAAGCTAAATTAAAAGTCTTTCAATCGTTTCTTACAAAACTATAATTTTATAAATATATACTACAAAGAAAATTTATAAACGTTTATAACATAATACAAAGAGGAGATTTTCAATGGCCGATATAAAAACTTTTGAGGCGATGGAACAGGAAGCCGTATTAGAAGCTCACGCTGCTAATCCACAAGCTGATGCTCCAAAAAAGAATGCTGTAGCAGCTGAAACTTCATCACTATCTAATAGTGCAGAAGATTTAGGTTCAGCGGTTGTAAAACCGACGGACAGCAATCCTAACGCAACAAAAAAATAAAACAAATTTCTGGTGACCCTGCTCAGAAAGCTCAAGGTAATGCTGACGCTATGCCTAAGCTTAAAGAGGAAGAGTCTAAAGATAAAGAAGTAAAAGAAGGAGAGATGCCAAAAGCAGCTCTTGACGCTCTTAAAAAATCGCAAGATAAAAAGAGATGTCACACGAAGACGGAAAGAAAAAGATATGAAAGAAGAGTCTGATGAAGACACTATTGACGTATCTGCTGATGTTGCCGCTCTTATCAAAGACGAAGACTTATCAGAAAACTTTAAATCAAAAGCTGCTGTTATTTTTGAAGCTGCTGTTAACGCTAAAGTTAAAGAGCAAAAAGCAAAAATCCAAGCTGCTTATGAAGAAAAACTAAAAGAAGATGCTGAAGTTAATAAAGCAAAACTTACCGAAAAAGTTGATACATACTTGAACTACGTAGTTGAAGAATGGATGAAAGAGAACTCTATCGCAATCGAAAGAGGTATCAAAGGCGAGATAGCTGAAGACTTTATTTCAGGTTTAAAGAAATTGTTTGAAGATCATTACATTGATGTTCCAGATGAGAAATACAATGTACTAGAAGATCAAGCAAGCAAAATCGAAGAGCTTGAAAAGAAACTTAACGAACAAGTTGAAAAGAATGTTGACTTAAACAAAGTGAACGGCGAGATGAAAAGACAAGACATCATTGATGAAATGTCTAGTGATTTAGCTGACACTGCTAAGGAGAAATTCAACAAACTGGCTGAAGAAGTTGAGTATTCAAATGAAAAAGACTTTACAACTAAAGTATCTACTATTAAAGAAAGTTACTTTGGAACAAAAGTTAAGACAAGTGGTAACGAGATAGACGAAGTAGTTGCTGGTGATTCTTCACAACCTGAAGATTTATCAAATGCTATGGCTGCTTACACCGCTGCTATAAGTAAAACCAAAGACATTAAATTGTCTAACAAATAATAAAAAGGGAGAGAACGATAATGTATTTATCTGAAACTTACGAAAAAAAATGGCAGCCCGTTTTAGAACACGCTGATTTACCAAAAATCACGGATTCTTATAAAAGAGCTGTAACTGCTACTATCTTGGAAAACCAAGAAAGAGCTTCAAAAGAGGATCACGCTTTCTTAAACGAAGCTGCTCCTGTTTCTAACACTGCTGGTGTATCAAATTGGGATCCAATCCTAATTTCACTAGTAAGAAGAGCAATGCCAAACCTTATCGCTTACGATATTGCTGGTGTTCAACCAATGACTGGTCCAGTTGGTCTTATATTTGCTATGAGAAGCAGATATGCTACACAATCAGGAACAGAAGCAATGTTTGACGAAGCAGACACTGAATTTTCAAGCAGAAATGCCGCTGGTGATTCAACTGTAGGTCAAACTCCGGATGCTGCTCAAGCTGGTACAAATCCTTCAGTCTTAAACGACTCACCTGTTGGTGCGTACAATAAGTTTGGTGGAATGGCTACGGCTACTGCTGAAGCACTTGGAGATGGTGCTGGTAATCAGTTTGCTCAAATGGCATTTTCAATCGAGAAATCGACTGTTACTGCTAAATCAAGAGCTCTTAAAGCTGAATACACTATGGAACTTGCTCAAGACTTAAAAGCAATCCATGGTTTAGACGCTGAAACTGAACTTGCAAACATTCTATCTGCTGAGATCCTTGCGGAAATCAACAGAGAAGTTGTAAGAACTGTTTACATCAACGCTGAAGTAGGCGCTGGTACTAACACTACTACTGCTGGTGTCTTTGATTTAGATACTGACTCAAACGGTAGATGGTCAGTTGAGAGATTCAAAGGACTAATGTTCCAAGTTGAGAGAGAAGCAAACGTTATCGCTCAAAGAACGAGAAGAGGTAGAGGAAATATAATTATCTGTTCATCAGATGTAGCTTCTGCACTTCAAATGGCTGGTGTATTAGATTACGCACCTGCGTTAAACAACAACCTAACTGTTGACGATACTGGTAATACTTTTGCTGGTGTATTAAATGGTAAATACAAAGTGTACATTGATCCATACAGTGCTAATAACGCTGCCGCTCAATACTTTGTTGTAGGTTACAAAGGTACTTCACCTTATGACGCTGGTATGTTCTATTGTCCATATGTTCCACTACAAATGGTGAGAGCAGTTGGTCAAGACACTTTCCAACCGAAAATTGGGTTCAAAACTAGATATGGCTTACAAGCAAATCCTTTTGCTGAAGCTGGTTCTGGTGATGCTGCTGTAATCAATGGTGCTGGTAATGCCAACGCTAACAGATACTACAGACGTGTTAAAATCGCAAACTTAATGTAATAGTTGAGTTTGTTCATTTTGAACAAATCTATTAAAAAGGGCGGCCCTAAAAAAGTCGCCCTTTTTTTATGCACTAAATATTACAAAAGGTTAAAGTTTATGAGAGAACAAATAATTGAAGAATTAAAAACTGTTTACGATCCAGAAATGCCATCAATTAATATTATGGATTTAGGATTGGTATATGATATTGATATTAAGGATAAAGATGTTACTATTACTCATACCTTAACATCTATATTTTGTCCTATGGCAGACGAAATAACTAAAAACATTAAGGAAGCTGTAGAGCGAGTAAAAGGTGTTGAAGTAGTAAAGGTTATATTAACACATACCCCACCATTTACTAAAGAAATGATGAGTGAAGAAGCAAGGTTGACATTAAATTTATGAAGAAAATAATAATACAATACTTATGGATATTCTTAACCGTATTTGCACTGGCGGTTATATCTATTTCAATGTTACCAAAAGAAAAGAATCCTTTAGAAGAACTAGAAGAAAAGATTAAAAAAGTTGAAACAAAAGAAATGGTTTTAACTGAAAATGAGAAGAAATTAGAACAAAAAGCTACTGAAAAGGATTGGGAAGAAGTAGATAATAACTCTACTAAATAGTATTATGACAAATACAAATACATATAGTAGGCAACCAACGGCACAAGACTATGCCTCACCTACACAGTTTAAATTCAATATTCTTAAACTACCAAAAGTAGAATATTTCTGTACTAGTGTTAATGTACCAGGAATTACTTTAGGTGGTAATATAACTCAACAAACACCCTTTAAAGATATACCTTTACCAGGCGATAAGTTAACTTATGATCCTTTAAGAATGTCTTTTTTAGTAGATGAAAACTTAGAAAACTTCCAAGAAATACATGGTTGGTTAATTGGCTTAGGTTTCCCACGTGACTATTCAGAGTTTCAAAATTTAGTTTCAGCTGGTAATGATAGATTTCCAGCGAAAAATCAATCTGTTAGTACAGAGATTGGTAAAGTAAAATATGGTACAGCTAACGTTGGTGGTACATATTCAGACGCTACACTTACAATACTTACAAGTAAAAATAATCCTCAATTAGAAGTAAGATTTAAAAATCTATTTCCTACTTCATTGACAGGATTAGACTACAATCAACAAGCAGATGATGTTGCATACTTAACAGCAACTGTTAATTTTGAGTATGAAATATATGACTTCGCTACTGTAGGTTCATCTACAACTAGCGTTACAACCTCGTAAAAACTTTACTTTTTAAAGCTTTTATGTTATTATGGAGATATTATGGATTTGGAACAATTACAAGACTTAGCTGATAAAAAGCTTAAAATAAATGATACTGAATTAGATTTAGAATCATTAAAAACACCCCAGCTGCACAACGAGTTTCTTAAACACTTAACTAAATTTAAACTTATGTTAAGTCGTGCTGAAACTGAACACAACATGCTTAAAAGAGATAAATGGGAATATTATACAGGTAAGGCTGACGCCTCTGTGTATGCTTTGAAACCATTTGATCTAAAAATATTAAGAACTGATATAGACAAATATTTGGATGCTGATATTGATTTACAAAAGTCAAAACAAAAAATTGATTATCTTTCCACAACAGTTGATTTTTTAGATAGAACAGTTAGGCAAATATCCAATAGAACATTTACAATCAAAAACGCTATAGACTGGAAAAAATTTACTTCTGGCGCAATCTAATGTTTTTGAATACACCATATTATATCAAAGAGAAAACCTTTTCTGATTCGTTTTGTGATAACATAATAACGCAAGGTGATAAACAAGAAACAGCAAAGGCAGTTATTACTGATGGTGATAATAATAATAGAAAATCAAATATTACTTGGTTGAAAGACGACCAACTTATAACACAACTAACACCTATTGTTAATGAGGCAAACGAGAAGTCTAATTGGAACTTTTTATTAAGAGAGTTTGAACCATTACAATATACTGTTTATAACAAAGACGACTATTATGATTGGCACATAGATGGCCATAGTAAACCATATGAGAATGGTCTAGTTAGAAAATTAAGTTTTACATTATTTTTAAATGACAACTATGATGGTGGCGATTTTAGAATATGTGAACCACACCCTAATCCAGATAAAGTTGCACAACAACTATTTAAACCTAAAAAAGGCACAATGATTATATTTCCTAGTCACAAATGGCACAAGGTAAGTAAAGTCACAAAAGGTATCAGAAAGACATTGGTGGGTTGGATTGTAGGAAAACCTTTTGTATAATGACCACAATACGATACCTCATCATAGATAAACCAGACGAAGTCTATCTTAAAATAGAAGCTGACGCTGATATTCGGAGAGAGTTATCAGAATATTTTTGTTTTGAAGTCCCAGGATATAAGTTTATTCCAGCTTATAGAAATAGGGTATGGGATGGAAAAATAAGATTATTCAGTTATGCTACAGGCCAAATCTATGCTGGTCTCTACCCTTACATATTAAAGTGGTGTGAAGATAATAATGTACAGGTTGTTGATGGTACAAAGATTAAGCAGACAAAAGTAGATAATAAAAAAGTAGATGATCTAATTAAAGCCTTAAAGATACCTAATATAGAAGTCAGAGATTATCAAAGAGAGGCCTTTATACACTCTATTAGAACTGATAGATGTTTACTTCTATCACCAACTGCCTCAGGTAAGTCTTTAATTATCTATCTAATGTTGATATTTAATCTATTAAGACTAAAAGATACCAAACAAAACAAGATACTTATTATTGTTCCGACCACTTCACTTGTAGAACAACTATTCAAAGACTTCATAGATTATGGTTACAATAGTGAAAGAAACGTACATAGAATTTATCAAGGACATGAAAAAGAAACAAACAAAAGAGTAATAATTACAACTTGGCAATCGATATACAATCTACCTAAAGTATGGTTTAAAGACTTTGGTATGGTCATAGGTGACGAAGCACACTTATTTAAGGCAGTTTCATTAACAAAGATAATGACTAAACTAGACAAATGTAAGTATAGAATAGGCCTTACTGGTACTTTAGATGGTACTAAAACACACAAATTAGTATTAGAAGGACTGTTTGGTACAGTCAACAAGGTGGTATCTACAAGTGAGTTACAAGAAAGTGGTAAGTTGGCCGCTTTAAAAATTATCTGTTTAGTTTTAAAACATGACAAGGATGCCTGTCGTTTACTTAAAGATAAAACTTACCAAGAAGAAATGGACTATTTGGTGTCAAATGATAAAAGAAATAAATACATAAGAAACTTGGCAACTTCACTAAATGGAAATACATTATGTTTATTTCAATATGTAGAAAAACATGGAAAAAATTATATGAAACTATACGAGAACGAGCAACAGACAAACAAGTCTTCTATGTCCACGGAGGAGTTGACACAGAACAACGAGAACAAATTAGAGAGATCACCGAGAAATCTGACAACGCTATTATCGTGGCAAGTTATGGGACTTTCTCTACGGGAATTAACATACGGAATCTTCATAACGTTATTTTTGCTAGTCCTTCTAAATCTAGGATAAGAAACTTGCAATCTATTGGCCGTGGTCTTAGGTTAAAAGATGATAACTCGGCAGCCACACTCTATGATATTGCTGATGATTTATCACACAATGAAAAAGAGAATTACACTCTGGCTCACTTTAGAGAACGTATTAGCATTTACAATGAAGAAGACTTTGAATACGAGATACATAACGTGGATTTGAAATAGATGTCAAACAATCAAACAACAGTCAAGGTAATTAAACTAGATAATGGTGATGATATAGTTTGTTCCTTTCCAAAAGAACAATTGGATGATAAAACCGGTTTGATTCGTTTAGTAAAGCCATTACTAATTAAATACGTACCTCAATTAACACCACAAGGGTTCAAAGATTATGTGGCTCTTATTAAATGGGCGGCCTACACCAATGATGAGGTTATAACTATCCCAATAAAAAAATAATGACAATCACAAATGCCAGTTCCGAGATGGAGAAAACCTTTAATCATATGTCAAACGACTATCAGAAACTTGAAGCTCCTAAAAAAGACAATGACTATAAAAGGACAATGTTTAGCAGACAAGATAATGATAAGGTGAATGAGATACTTGATGAATTTACAGATGATGAAGATGAAGGTGGTACTCTACACTAAGCTGGAGCATATTCAACTGAACACGCTACACCGCTCATTATATTACAAATTCAACTAAAAGTCAATGCTGATATGACAAGTGAATGGAGAATTAAAGTGACTTACAATAGTGAAAAACCTATGAAGTCCTGTGAGTTATCGTACACATACAAAGGCACTCAAAAGTCTTTAGAGAAAAAAATATGGAAAACACTATAGAGAAAAGTATGAAAATTATGGAAAAGCTGAATCTGTCATAGTTGAATTAATCTTTTAATTAGTTCCTAAAAACATTGACATTTTAAGCAAAGTATAGTATATTAAGAACATGACTAAAACAAAAAAGAAAACTGAACATTACGTTAACAACAAAGATTTCTTAGAGGCTATGACAGCCTATAAAAAAGAAGTAGATAAAGCAGAAAAACAAAAAAAGAAAAACCAAGAGTAACCGATTATATTGGTAGTTGTTTTTTAAAGATAGCAAATCATTTATCATACAGACCAAATTTTATCAATTACACATTTAGAGATGATATGATTTCTGATGGTATAGAAAACTGTTTACAATATTTACATAATTTTAATCCAGCTAAATCAAGTAATCCTTTTGCTTACTTTACACAAATCATTTACTTTGCTTTTATAAGAAGAATACAAAAAGAAAAGAAACAGGTTACAATTAAACACAGATTAATTATGGATAATAATTTTGATGATGTCGCTTTACAACCAGGTGAAGATGGTGAATTTAAAAATCAATTTAGAGAATTCTTACAAAAGAATATGAGAATTGAAGAACCGGTTAAAAAAGATAAAAAACCAGTTAAGATAAAAAAAAAACAACTACAACTAAGTTTTTTGCTTAATTATGAAGCTTGCATTACTAAATGATACCCATTTTGGTTGTAGAAACGATAGTCCAGCTTTTATGGAATATCAAAACAAATTCTATGATGAGGTCTTTTTTCCATATATAATAGAAAACAATATAACAACACTTGTACACCTTGGTGATGTTGTTGATAGAAGAAAGTTTATAAATCATAATACAGCACATAACTTTAGAGAGAAGTTTTGGCACAGACTATCTGATTTAAAAATAGATACACATATTATTATTGGTAACCACGATACTTATTATAAGAATACAAACGAAGTAAATGCCATAGAAAATTTAAATGTAGGACCAGACGTTAAAATATACACACAACCAAGAGAAGTGGAATTTGATGGTACTAAAATACAATTCTTACCTTGGATATGTGATGACAACTATGACGATTCTATACATGCCATAGATCACTCAAATGCTGATATATGTTTTGGTCATTTAGAAATAAAAGGCTTTGAAATGCACAGCGGTCATATGAACGAACACGGCCTAGAAAGCAATCAATTTAGAAGATTTGAAAAAGTATTATCAGGACACTTTCATAAAAAATCAGATAATGGCCATATTCATTATCTAGGTACTCAATATGAGATTATGTGGTCAGACTACAAATGTCCAAAAGGATTTCATATCTTTGATACAAACACAAGAGAACTAGAAAGAGTTGAAAATCCAAATACAATATTTAAAAAGTTTATATATGATGATACCAAATATGACTATACACACCAAAGACTTGAAAACTATGATAATTGTTTTGTTAAGTTAATCGTATCTCAAAAAACAAATGAAGAAGTATATAACAAACTTATAGAAAAGTTTTATAACGACATAAATGTACATGAATTGGTTATAGTAGAAGACCCTACTGATATTAAGTCTTCCGTCAGAGATGATATATTAGACTCAGGCGAAGATACATTAACTTTTTTAAGAAACTATATTGATCAGGTAGATACAGATTTAGATAAACACAAACTTAAAGAGTTTGCTAAAGAGTTGTATGTGGAGGCTAGTGAGTGATAACATTTAAAAATATAAAATATAAAAACTTTCTATCTACTGGTAATACACCAATAGAAATTAAACTAAACAACTCAAACACCACATTGATTGTTGGTACTAATGGTAGTGGCAAGTCAACTTTATTAGACGCTTTATGTTTCGTATTATTTAATAGACCTTTTAGAATTATTAAAAAAGAACAAATGGTTAACACTGTAAATGATGGTGATTGTTTGATTGAACTAGAGTTTGATGTTGGCACTAAACAATACAAAATTATTAGAGGTATTAAACCTAATCTATTTGAAATATACCAAGATGGTGTATTAGTAAACCAAGACGCCAATAGTATAGACTATCAAAAATATTTAGAAAACAATATAATGAGATTAAACTATAGATCATTTTTACAAGTGGTACTATTAGGGTCTTCTTCATATGAACCATTTATGAAGATGAAACCAAGATATAGACGAGAGGTTGTGGAAGAGATATTAGACATAAGAGTATTTGGACTTATGGATTTAATATTAAGACCTCAACAATCAGAGTTAACAAAAAATGTTACGGAATTAAGTCACAAGTGTGATCTTATAGAATCTAAGTATGAAACAGAGTTAAAGCACTATAACGCCATCTCCGACCTTAATATGAACGACCTAGATGGTAAGAAACGACTATTAGAGAAGAATGGTCAGGCCAACTATGACTATAACAGAAAGATTGATAAGATCAATGATGAGTTAGAAAGACATAGAGATAGTGTAAAAGATCAGACAAAAGAACAGGCCAAGTTAACCAAACTATCTAAACTAGAGGCCAAGATAGAACAAAACATATCCACACATAAAAAGAATTTAGAGTTTTTAGTGAGAATGATAACTGTCCTACATGTACTCAACCGTTAGAACTAGATTTTAAAGGTGAAAAGATTAAACATGAAGAAGATAAATTAGGCACCTTAAATGATGGTATGAAAAAACTTGTAGAAGAAATAACTAAACAAGAAGAATACTTAACCTCCATGGAAAAAATATCTAAAAAGATATATGAGATGAATGTCGAGGTTTCTAAACTACAAACCTCTGTTGAGGAATTAGATAAGTATTCAAATAACATACATGAAGAAATACAATCTTTACAAAATAAACAATCAGATGGTAAAGATATAGAAAAACAATTAGAACAATTAAAATCAGATTTAGAAGAAAATAAAACTGAAAGAGATAAGATAATAGATCAACAAAAGTATGTAGATGTATTAAGAACCATATTAAATGATAAAGGAGCTAAATCTCAAATCATTAAAAAATATGTACCAATTATGAATACATTAATTAATCAGTATCTACAATCTATGGACTTCTTTATATCATTTCATTTAGATGAGGAGTTTAATGAAACAGTTAAGAGTAGATTTAGAGATACCTTTAACTACAATAACTTTAGTGAGGGTGAGAAGATGAGAATAGACCTTGCTTTACTATTTACTTGGCGACAGATTGCTAAGATGAAAAATAGTGTAAACACAAACTTACTTGTATTAGATGAAATCTTTGATAGTAGTTTAGACGGTCAAGGAACAGATGACTTCTTTAAAATTATAAAGACTATGACAAAAGAAAACATCTTTATTATATCACACAAAGGAGATATACTATTTGATAAGTTTACCGAGATAGTGAAATTCGAGAAGTACAAAAACTTTACAAGGTTGAATCAAGCATTAGGAGATAATATGAAAGAACTAAATTAATACCACCAAGAGATCCAAGAGTACAATCGGCAATAGCTCCTTTTGACGACTCTATGTTAAAAGATGAAGGATTTAAAGATAGAAAAGAGTTAACTGAAAAGATGTATGAGTTAATGTCCAAGTATGGTGGCATAGGTCTATCGGCTAATCAAATAGGTTTACCTTTTAACATGTTTGTTATGGGCAATCACCCTAATTTAGAAAGTGGTATGAAACTTACTTGTTTTAATCCTATGATTGTATCATCAAGTAAGGAAGAAGTTGTAATGGAAGAGGGTTGTTTAACCTTTCCTTTCGTATTTCTAAAGATTACTAGACCAAGAAAAGTTGTAGTAAAATATACAGATGAGAATAAAAGAATTAAAAAGAAGGCCAACTAGATGGTATGATGAGTAGAATTTTCCAGCATGAATATGAACATATGTTAGGTAGAACATTTGTAGAAAATGCTAGTAAACTAAAATTAGACAGAGCTTATAAGAAAGCTGAAAAACTAATGAACATAGTACAAAAGAAAAAGAATGCTGAAAGAAAAAGCTAAAATATACATAAGAAACTGGTCAACAAATCAAATTCGTTGGAAATATGCTGACCAAAAACCTAAGGGTGAATGGCCTAATTATGAGTGGAAAGTATTGAAGTCTGACAAGAAAAATGCCAAAAAAAATCTAAAACTTATATACATGTCAATCAACATGTGATTCGTAGTAATAAGAAACATGATAAGAATGATCCTGTTATTACGATAAAGCAAGGTAGTAAAAATACTTACTGCCACGAGGTTCAAATCAATGGGCCTAGTAAAATGATATATGGCGGTAACGATAAACCTATATTATCTTGTGGAGCTAGAGTTGTAATTGAAACCGAGGCCAGCATTGACATTTTAAAATAAGTGTGATATTATATATTATATTATGAGTAAAGATATTGAAGACAAATGGGTAGAAGAACAATGGAAGATATGGTCAGATGAGAATGACATATCACAAGTAGAAGATATATCCGAATCAGTTTTAAAATCATCTATAGAAAAAGACTTGGCCTTTGTATCAAAGATGACAGTCCAAGAATACACTTTATACGAGAAGTGGATAGAAGTACACGAAAAGTATAAGACAGCAGAAACAAATAATTTCTTTGATGATAGACCAGCCCTTGTTGATCCTACACAAGAGGCATTTATAAAAACAGTTAAAAACATATTGACTCCGAATCACCTGAAGATATTGATAAGTTAGAGCCTGTGTTAGAATTTACAGATGATACAGTAATTAAACTTTAAT